TACCTGTTGTTTTTTCCACAAAAGTTTTATTTTCTTCCTCGGCTAATTTCGCTTCTTCTACTGCAATTTTGTCAAGAAGGTCTTTTTCAATTTTGAGTTTTTCGTTTAAAGTATTTAAATCTTCTTGTGCCTCTGCTATTTCATAAGCATTTTGTAAGGCTTTTTGTTTATTCTCTGCAAAGGTGATAGTATCTGCAAGCTGTTTATCATATTCAGCTTTATTTTTTTTAGTTGTTGCTTCAAGGTCTGACATTGCATCAACATTTGTTTGCTTTAATGCCGCGCGTATTGCAACTTGTGCTGTTATTGCCGCAGCTCTTTCTTCTTTTAAAATTGTTATATTTGCATCTCTTTGTCTTTCTGCTTCAGTAATTAATGTATTAATATGAGTAATATAATTGGCTTCGGTTTCTCCTAAAATAACAAGTGCCGCATCCCTGTCTTGCCCATAAATTGTTATCTTATCCTCCAATGCTTTTTCTGTTATTGTTTTTTCTTCGGCATTCGCTAATTCTAAATTAGTTTTCTTTTCTGCCGAACTTATTTTTGCCGCAAGAATTTCTTCTCTTAATGCCCATTTTTGAGTTTCAATGTTCACGTCTGCCGCATCTGAAATCAACCCAGAAATTAAGTTTTCTCTTTCAGTAATTAAAGCTTCTCTTTCTGTTTTGTCCGTTTCAGCCGCTATTAAATCTTCAAGTTCAATTGCCCTTGTTTCAATCCTTCTTCTTTTCTGGATTTCGACTTCTTCTTTTGAAGAACCTTCTAGTAAAGATATTTTATCTTCAAGTCCTCCTATTATTAAATCGGTTTCTCTATCTACTCTACTTTTCTGATTATCAAGCTGTTCGTCAAGCATAGTTAAAATTTCTGCATGGGCTTTCCCTGCTTCTTCAACTTGCTTGTTATAATTAACAATTACTGCTTCTTTTTGTTCTTTCAGAGAAGCTAAATGTTCTGCTTTTTCACTTGCAATTTGCTCCATCCTTGTATTAAAATTATCCGTTACTATCTCGATTTTACTTTTTTCAACTGTTTCTAGTGTTCCATATTCATCTTGTATTTTTTGTATGGCCGTTGCATGATTAGATTCGATTTGGTCTGCTTCTTTCTCTAACCCTGCTAAAACAGAAGCTGTTTTTTCTTCGGCCGCATCTAGCTCATTCTTATATTTTGCATGGGCATTCTCTGTTTCTTCTGCCCATAATGATTTTGCTGTGTCTAATTCTGATTGAAGCAAAGCTTTTTTAGCTTCGGCAGATTCTTGTACTGACTTAATTTTTTCTTCAGCAAGAGATTTGTAACTTTCGATTTCTTCCTCTGTTGCCTTTTTTACGGCATTGCTTGATTTGTTTGTAATATATACAATCCCTGCTATTGCCGCAACAACTCCTGCTATCGCAAGGATTATTGGATTAGCTCCAAGAAACATTAATGCCGCTCCGATTGCTTGAACTGCGGTTATTAATTTAGCTGATATCAAAAGCATAGGTCCTATTGCCGCAACAATTGCCGCCCATTTCAAGACATTTTCTTTTTGTTCAACACTCAATCCTTCAAACCACTTTGTTACACTTCCAAGTTTTTCTCCAATCTTGCCTAATATAGGGATAATGGCATTTTTCAATGTGTCATAAAACCCTAGCATAGTAACTTGCAATTGTACCATAGTTTGGTCTAGCTTAAAAGCGGCTGTTTCTGAAGCTTTTTCAAAAGCATATGCTGTTTCATTCGTTGTCTTCCCTAATGCTTCAAATATGTTCGCATTTTCAGAAGCGTTTTCCCCCATTAAATCTAAAACTCCGGCTAAAGCTCTTATGTTTGGAAAAACTTGTGCCATGATATCCTCGCCATATTGATTAGTCAAACTCCTTATAGTAGTAAGTGCTGACAATAAACCTTTTTCTTTTATCTGCTCTCTTAATGCTTTTGAGGATGTACCCATTGAATTCAACGCATCTGCCGCTTGTTTCGAAGGTTTTAGTAAACCCATCAAAATTTGTCTTAATTCTGTTGATGCTGTTGCCGCATTCGTTCCTGTTCTAGTCATTGCTGCGACTGCTGCACCAACTTGGTCAAATGAAACTCCCATTTCAGAAGCTACTGGCAATACCTGCCCTAATGAAGCTGTTAGTTCTGAAGCTTCGGCTTTCCCTTCTCGTACTGAGGCCACAAGAATATCTGTTGCTTTTGCCGCTGATAAGTTCTGTATTCCATAAGCATTTACTGCGGAGGTAACAAGGTCTGCAACTACCTTTGTTTCTGCTAATCCTGCCGCAGAGGCTTTTGCTGACATTTCTAACACATCTAAGGCTTCTGCTCCCCTCAATCCTGCTGATGTTACAAAGAATAAGGCTTCGGCAAGTTCTTTCGGTGTTTTCCCAACCTTAGGTGCCATTGCTAAAAGGTCTTTGCTCCACTCACCAACTTGTTCATCTGCAACACCTACAAGACCAATGATTTTAGTCATTTCAGATTCAAAGTCACTTCCCATTTTAAAAGAAGCCGCTCCGATTGCAACAAAAGCCAATGTAAGAGTTTTGGTCATAGTTGAACCAACCTTCGTCATGCTTTGAGAAAGGTTGGTAAACTTTTGATTTACGCTTATTGCTGTTGCCGCCCCTTGTGCTTTTACTTGGCTCATTGCCATATTGAATTTTGTTGAGTTTGCTGTTACACTAGCGGCTATTTCTCCTACTACAAAAGCCATTTTAAAACACCTTACCTTTTTGCAACCCTTGAAATATCTTCGTCTATTTGTCCTTCGCTCCATTCAGCGAAAGTACGATTTTCTTTATTCTTCAACCAAAGAGAATAAGCTGAGTCCGCAGGTAAACCTCTGACAAGAGTTAAAAAGTAACGCCAAGTGATTCTATCGTTCAAACCTTTTTCAACTAAGTCTATGTTATAATACCGTACGAAATCAGCTTCTAATGCACCCCAAGCCCATAATAACAACTTAGGATTTACAAGTTTTTTTCAGTTTTATCCTTAGCCCCAGCAATACAACCCCACTTTGAGAGAATGTCTGCTACTAAATTTTCTAAAACAAATCCCATTTCTATATCTTGGTTATTGTTTAAAATTTCTAAAAACTTTTTTCCGAATATTCTTTCAACAATTTCATACAAGGTTTCATTGTCCGGCATTTTAAACATATCTTTCCCATTTATTCTTTGAACACAAGTTTTTATATAAAACATGGAAAAAGAGAATGGCATTGATTGTGGAATTTCAAACACCTCACCTTTAAATTTTATCTTGTAAGGATTGTGTTTAGTTTTATATTCTTTCAAGGCTTCGTCATAGTCGGTTATAAGGTTTGCTTCTTGCTCAACCGATTCTTCTAAAACTTTTTTGTTCAGATAAGCAATTCTTTCTTCATTGTTCTTTAACTCTTTCAATTGGTTAACCCTCCTTTTTTTCTTATGAAGCTGGTGTTATATCAGTCTTTGAATTAATTCTAAAAGTACCGCTAAATTTATAAACTCCTGAAGTAGAAGCATTCTCGGAATATGCGGTAAAAAAGCCTGTCATACTTTCACCATATCCGGTATTCTTTGTGTGTTTTAGAACAACTGAATCACCATCTTCTGCCGCTTCCCTCAAAGCACTTTGTCCCTCATCTAATCCTGATGCAACAGTTTCAATTGCAATTCCTTCAACATTAGCTGTTTCCCCAACCGAAATTGGCGAATATACTTCATGTAAAACTGAAGTACCGGCTATTACATCTTCAGAACCTGTGATATTTTCCTCTGAAACACTAACTGCTCTTGAAAAAGATACCACCTTTGCAACCACTTCATCGTCTATTTCTATGACTGTTTCTGCGAATTTTACTTCTGGCATTTTAATCAACTCCTTAAATATTAATTTCTAAATTTATCTCCTATGGATTCAACTCTAACTCTATAATGTGCTGACCATTCATCTCTTCCTTTTTCATCTTTGCCAATAGAATTTGGTGCTGTGTCAGCATACACTACTGAAATCATAGAACCCTCTGCTATAAATGGCTCACCGCCAAATCCGACTAAATCTTTGTGTATTGCAATCAGCTTATCTCTAGCTGTATTGTAAGTTTCGTTTCGTACCAAGATTTGAACCCCATATTGGTCTATTGCTAGAGCTTGTGATTCTTCCAATATTGACGTTGAAACATCATATACTGTTATACAATTATCCGGATTGTCTGGCTGATAAGCATTAAATAATGTTGTACCTTGTACTCCATGCCCTAACTTTTGTATATATAACGCTAATTCTTCAGCAATCATAATAGCTTCCTCACTTCTAACTCTAAACTTTTATTAAGAATTACAGGACCTAACTTATTTAAAGGGTCTTTGAGATAAAATCTTTTTCTTCCCTTCTGGAAATTAGCTTCCGTTTCATGCCATCTAATAGCATATGGAATTACTGGTTGTCCTGTGCCTACTCCTCCTCCAAATACTATTGCTCCTTCTGCCGAACCTTCTGGTGCCATAAGAACCTCACCTGACCGCATTAAAGTTCCTTCATCATGTGGAACTTCCTGCTCTGCGGCTTCAAGAATGGTATGACAAGTTTTACGAACTGCTTCTCTTTTAGCATAGTTTACTAAAACTTTTAATTGTTCGCCATTCCATCTACGCCAACCCATCAGATGATTCCTCCTTATTGTTTATTTTACTGATATTTCATAATGATGAATAGTTCCATACCTCGGGTCTTCTATTGGGTCTATTCTTATTACTTCCATATCTTCTCTTTTGTAAGGTGCTGTTTGACTTATTAGCCAATACTCATACTCTGAATCTATTGGGGCATCTTTTTTAAAAAAGATTATTGCCGAAGCTGTAACTGTTTCGCCTTTTCTGTTAGTAACTAGCTTCTTTCCATACTGTGCAAACCCTTCAACTCCTGTAGTTGTTGTGCTATCAATAAAGTTTCCTTGCCAATCTCTAACTCTTTTTTTAACTGTAAAAGTGTGTGACATTAATTGGTTAAATTGAATAGCGTTCATTTCATTTTTACCTCTGTTCTTATCAATTCTGAACTTACAAGTATCGAATCAACAAAGGATAAAGCATTTGGTATCCCTTGTATCCCCTCTGTATTTCCTGAAACACTAAATTTCCCAAGAGTTAAATTTGAGGTAGAAGGTGCTGTATCGCTGTTGTCAAATAAATACAAAATCATATATGCAACCCATTGTTTTATTGCCTCAGATTGATAATCTTCAACATCTGTCATATCAACTTTCCACCCATTATCTTCCCTCGTTCGCATTCCTAGCCTAGCATCTAAAAGCATACAGGATTGTTTAATCCTTTGAGTTGTTGCTTGGTCTTCTGACCTTCCAGTTATTGTTGCATATTCTGCCGCTAAAAGGTACATCTAGCTCAACTCCTCTTTACTTTTTTCTTCTATACTAGATATAAGTTCTCCCTTTTTCCCTTTAGCCAAAATGCCATTTTTAACTGCAAGTTGTTGTAATTCTTTATATGTCATTTGAGTAAGAAGCTTTGAAGCTTTTTGTTTAGGATATTCTGAGTTCTTTTCATCTTCGATAAAAGCTTCCCCTACAGTAACTTCACACTTTTCGTCGATAGGCTCTTTCCCACTTTCATCTTCTGTCAGCACTACTTGAACGAAACCATGTTCTATAACTGGGGCTACCTTTACTGCTGGTGTTAATGGTGCTTTTTTAGCTCCTCCTGTTTTGATATAGGCTAGCGCTGTCCTTTTGGGGACATTAATCTGTTGTCCTATTTCAAATAACTTGCCTTGAAAATATCTTCGTTTTAAAAATTGTATCTTCAAAAAAACCTCACTCCTTTATAAAGAGAAGAAAGGACTCTTTTGTCAGCCCTTTTTTATCAACCCATTAATATTAACTTCCTGCTTGCCCTAAAACTGCGAATGGATAGCGGTCATCTTCATCTTCCTGCAATCTATTGATAGGATTAGGAACTTGCCACGCTATTCTCATACAACTTCTCAAAGCAACCATATTCTGCTGTGCTAAATTGTAAACTATATCTCCTGTAGTCGGGTCTTGGATTACTGCCTCTGTCAATATCTTCCATGTAATATCTTTCCTTACTGCATAGATTAACTGACTCCAATCACCCGAAATCAACATACTCCTACTTGGGATTATGCTTCCATTTCTTGGGAATACAATCGGTTCACCATCAAGTTCATACTTAGTTGCTCCTTGCATTCCTTCCTTATAAACAGACTTGAAGATTGGTTGTCCACTTGTATCGACTAAGCCTCTAAACTTAGCTCTCATACTCATAGAAGCAACATTTCCATTGACCATATATCCGGATTCCTCTACCTTAGAGATTACTCCACCTACTCCCATAATATCAGAATAAATGTTATTTACCCCATTGCTATCATTTATGCTACCTATGGTAACAAACTTTCCTGCCGCACTTGCCGCTGTAACTATAGCCTCAGGCCATGCCGCAGGAGCATTGATTCCATAAAATACTGCTTGGTCAAAAGCTAACCCATAGGCTTCAAGTAATTTAGGTTTTGCTTCTGCCCAAATATCATAGTCAGAATCTTCTAAAACGGCTTCTGGTATAGCAACTATAACATTTAGCTCCTCTGCATCAAGATATTTGTTTTCCCATAATAGTCTTGATGTTTTTTTAAACTGTTTATCTGAATCGTCAGTTCTTGCGGTTGGTCCCGGGTTACTGAAATATGCTGTAGGCAATACCGATAAAACTGGCAACCTTTTTTGAAGTCTGCTCATATTAGGACCTCTATATCCTAACGACATTACTGCCGAACTCTCTGGAACATTTTCAATTATTTCCTTCTGAAATTCCTCTGGCATTAATGCTTCTGCTCCCGACCTTGGTATATAAGTCATTTCAATCATCTCCTATTTTAATTTTTGATTCCTACTTTCTCCCTGCGGCACTACGAATCAAATCATTCATGCTGAAACCACCTTTTTTCTTCTTGGTGTTGTTTTGTTCATCACCACTTCTTAGGATTTCTCCTCCTTCAGTTCCAACAAGATATGTTTTTTCTTCAATTAGAGAAGCTAATGCTTCTTTAATCCCTTTAACATTACCATCATCATCTACGGTTACATCTTCCTTGTCTAATAATGCATATGCCGCATCTGGGTCAATGATATTAAGTTTTGCCGCTTGTAATATGACTTCCGCTTTGATTAATCTGCTATTAGCTTTTGCCATAATGACCTTCGATTCCGTTTCCGCATCAACTTTTTCAGCTTTTAATCTTTCGGTTTCAGTCATATCTGCTTTCTTCTTTTCATCTGAAAGCTTTTTCTCCCAACTCTTACGCTCTCTAGCAATTATCTTGTCAATTCCTTTTTGATATTGAGCCTCAGAATACGTTTTGGTTTTTACATCCGCATCTGCATCATCATCATCATCTTTGTTCTTGACATTCCCACCTTTATCATCTAGCTCTTTGGTTTTGTCCTTGGTGTCCGGACTCCCTTTATCTCCTGTATTGTCGCCTACCGCTCCCAATAAAGGAAGTATAGGAGATAAGAAAAGAAATAATAGTATTTTTTTAAAATTTTTCATTGAAACCCTCCATTTAAAGCCTGTAGGCTTGAATCCGTTTATAGCTCGTCAGCTTTCCCGTTTATAGCTCGTCAGCTTGAATTACCTTTAAAAGTAATTTCATTAATTACATCATACTCCTTTATTAAAAAGAAAGCAAGTATTTGTAAAAAAGCGTAACTTACTTTTTAATAACTATATTATTTTTGGTTGTTTCCTACAATATACTTTATAGCTTCTGCCGCTGTTTCCCCTGCATTCCCTCTCAATTTAGCCGGAAACACACTTTCCATAAATTCTATTTCTTCGTCTTTCATTCCATTATTCATGGCAATGTCAATAAGTTTTATCATGTGTTTCATGTTTTTAGCATGGTAGCCTATTCCTTTATCATAAATTTCATATTCAAGATTACCGGGTTTAAAATGAGCCAATATATCGTTTTTACATATCCAATCTGGGAATATAACTGGCTTTCCTATTGCCCAAGCCTCATATAACGTACTACCTGCATCTCCGATAATTACATCAGCATCAACTAATTCCTGCATAGTAACATCTTTTTTACCGTTCTTATTATTCACTTTTGAAGTTGGATGCAAAGCTAATTTTGTTTCATACTCCTCCGGGATTTCTCTTACCAAAGTTAGACATTGTGGATAACTTGACCTTCCTTTATGCTTATGAACATATCCGTGGGTTGGTGCCCAAACTACATAAGGCTTGTTCCTTTCTTCTTTTTCGTATTCCCCCTTGAAAATCGGGTCAAGTTTCGTATACCCAACAACAAATATTTCTCCTTTATATCCCCCGGCTTCAAGCCTTTCTTTCCATGCCTGACCCGGCACAAGGGCAAACTTATAATTTTTAATATTCTCTGCTATCCAATAATCCTTATCGCCTATTCCATGCGACATAAATATATCGTTAGGACCTACTGGATATTTGCCTTGTTCCATTATCCTCTTTGAAGAAAAGAACCTTAGATTAAAGCCTTTAACTGGAACTTTTACAAAACCGGAAGAACTTTCAGGCAAATAATTTATAATAGGCATTGCCAAAGCTTCAATTGCCCTTGTGTAATTACTGCCCTTGTGCTGTGAATTAACATCATAAACCATGTTATATTCATAGAATTTCTTAGGATAGTGCTTTTTCTTATATTCATCATTATTAAACTTGCCAACACGTAAACTTTTGTTACTCCTTAGTTCTCTAAACTCCGTTGAATACATATGATATTGAATCATTACTTCCTCATAAGGAGGGAAAGTATGTTTCCCCACCGTTATTGGAAAATGATGTTTGTTAAAAATACTTATACTACTCATATTATTTCCTCCTGTTATTCTATTCAGTTTCTCGAAGCCTTTACTTGGCACTTTCCATGCTTTAATAACTCTTAATCCTCGATTGGTTCTTATCTTCTGGAATTGCACCGAATTCATTTCTATCATTACCGAATCTTCGATTTTAGGCAGGAAAACATGAGAATCAATTTCAATCTTCTTGTCTGTAATATTTATAACGTATATTCTATTTTTCATATTTTCCACCTCTTGCAACCAAGACTTGATTATCTAACAAGTTACCTTCTTCTACTATATCAACTATGAACTTTGCTAATTCTTCAGGTTGCATCATTCTCTCAAAATTATCATCCGGAGCAATTTCCCTTCTCATATCAGTTGAACAAGCACCCGGAGCTATGCAATAAACTTTAATCTTGTATGGTCTTAGTTCCTCTGCGATAGATAAACTGAAATTTATAACTGCCGCTTTGCTTGCTGAGTAAGCTGACCTTCCCGGTCTTGCCCCAAGTCCTGCTGTAGAAGCAATATTAATTATCTTTCCGCCCTTGTCTTTAGCAATTCGGGCATATTCCTTTGAGCAATAGAAAACTCCATTTAAGTTCACATCAAATTGTTCCTTCCACTCTTTTTCAGTTAGTTCAAAAATGCTACCTAATCTTACTATCCCTGCATTATTAATGATTGCATCAGGCGGTTCATCTTCAAGTTCTTTAAATGCGTTTTTAACACATTCGTAATTTGATACATCAATATCATTGAATCGTGAAAACGAATAAAAAAAATGACCTCTCCTAGAAAGTTCCCTTGCTATTTCTTTCCCGATTCCTCTTTCTGAGCCGGTTACTACAACTTTCATTCTTCCTCGCTCCTATACTTAGATTTAAAAATAGCTTCTGCAATTATTAAGTCTAAAGGGGTAGTTATCTTTATGTTTATTTCCTCTCCTTCAATAATTACCGGAAACTTTCCCATCTCACACCATACTAACATTGAATCATCTGTGTATTCCTTCCTTGCTAAAGCATGGGCATTAATTAATGTTTGTGTCTGAAATTTTTGTGGCATTTGAACTTGGCCTATCTCGTTACGATTAAAAAATCGCTTTGAACTTCCTAGTGTAGAGGCTTTTCCTGTAATCCAAGGGGTTACAACTGTGGCTTTTACATCCATGACCTCTCTTATTAATTTCATAGTAACAAAAGGTCTAACCGCTTCCATTATTAAAACTTGTGAAGTTGTAGTCTGTTGTAATCCATTCCAAACAGAGTTTTGTCTGGTTTCCCCTCCTTCAACATATATTGCTTTTTTGATATTGAAGTCTTTGATTACTTTTTTCACAAACTGAATATCTCTACATGGGATTATTATTCTGCTTATTTCTTCCATTCCCTGTAATAGTTCTAATCCATGCACCATCATAGGTTTTCCACCTAGCATTGCATATTGTTTCGGGAATCCTAGTTTAGCCCTTTTCCCTTCTCCTGCCGCAAGAAAAATAACATCAATCATCTGTAGCCGCCTCCCTTTCAAACCATTTATTCTCTCCCCAAGTATGATGCATACCTTGTAAAATATAAGTGCCAGAGGTCATTTCTTTTTCAGTACAATTAACAGCTCTTTCAATCTTTGTAAATTCAAGATGTGCTACTTTCTTTCTTATAAATCTATAGATAAAGTATACATTAAAAAATGTTTCTTTCTGTATTTTCCGGTTCCAATATCTCCTAAGTCTTTTTACCAGATAAGCCATTGTTGCATTTTTAGCTTCACAACCCATAAAGTTAATTTCTATTTTGCCTTTGTAGTTTGTACTGAAGAAGCATTTTTCATCTGTAAATAAAGGGTCTAGTGGTTTCAAACATGTACTGTCTGCATCAACGAAAACCCCTCCATGCTTCAACAATATTTCAAGTCTTAGTATGTCTGATTTTGTCGCAAGGATAGGAATTTCATCATATACTTTTTGGTTCCGGAGAGTTGGTATATTTTTATCAGTCCAAAGCTTTACCTCCCATCCCGGATTAAGCTTTTTGTAACTCTTTAAATTCTCCTTGTATGGAAATGGTTTAGTACCTATCCATATCATGTGTATTTTCTTTGGTATCATAGAACAACCCTTCTTTGCTTTTTATTTACCCAACTTTGCGCAGGGTATTGTAATATATATCCGTTTTTAACTGCCAAATAATCCATTTCAGACCCAACCAATTCTCTTGCTCCTCTTGCTTTTCCTTTGTCTAGTTGAGTATAGGTTTCATCTGCTCTTAGAATTGGTGTTATAAAACCACTCCCGGCAATATCCCGAAGCCCAATTCCCTTTTTCTTATTCTTTGCGGTTTTTGCTAACTTATCAACATGGCTTCTCATTTCATATACTAATCTTTCAAAAGCCGGATGGTTAATTGTGCAACCCAACATACAATTATTAACCTTCCCTTTGTGAGCTTGCATTCCAAAAGCAAACAGATTATCCACAAGACCATCTAATGGTTTGATACATCTGCTATCAGTATCAACATAAATTCCACCAAACCTATACAATATTTCAAGTCTTATAACGTCTGATTTTCCTGCCCATGAATTCATCTTGTCATAAGTGTATTTATTGTGTAGAGGGAACAAGTCTTTGTCCTTCCAAATTTTTACCTCCCATTTAGGGTTTTGCACAATGTACGTTCTAATGTTATCCTCAAAAGGGCATTTATCAGTACCTATCCATATCATGTGTATTTTCTTTGGTATAAAAATCATTGTTTAATACCTCCTGCTTTTTTTATAAACTCATACGCTTTTTCACGTTCCTGTTTTAATATATCGGCAACTATGCTATAATCCATATCTATGGGAATTTTGTTTAAATCTTCTACCTTCGTTATTTTTCTATCCCCAAAAGGGAATTTGTCAAACAAGGTATCAAACCTTGAAGTCATTATATCTCTATCCTCTAATAAAACAAATGGCTTTCTGAAAATGATTGAAAATAAAACTACATGAAAACTATTTGTGACTATCAATCTTGCATGTTTTATAGTCCCAAGAAAACTTCCAACTGTTATTTGATATGCGTGTCTTACTTCAAGCTTATTGTCTACTGCTAACTGTATAATTTCATCAACGTACTTTGGGCGCATAACTTTTCTATCCACAAAGAAGTTAAATATATATCCATTGTCCGGGGCAATTTTTGTTGCCAAATCGTCCCACTCGTCAAGTAACATAACTGGGTCAAGTAAAACCTTTGCTTCAATACCTGTTAACTCTTTTACAATATCTGCTCCTGCCTGTTCTCTTACAGACAAGTGACTATATCTCAGCAAATGCTTAGTAAACATTTGCTTTGATTCTTCCGGCATATCAGAAATCCCAAAACTAGCGGATAAAGAAATTAGTTTATTTTTGCTAATCTTCTTAGCAATACTGATTAAATTTACTTTTTTCTTTAATCTCCGTTTCAGATAATATGGATTAAACACTTGGTCACTTCCAACTACAACTAAATCATATACTGTATTTAGACCTTTCAATGCAGGGATGTACTTTAATTTCATATAATCAGAATTGAATTTTTCAAGACAAGCATTTGACTTTTTTATCTTTTTAAAACATAAAGTTTCTACTTCATACCCCATGTTTTCTAAAATCTTTGTAGTTGCATAATTCTGCAATCTTTGCCCATAATTATAATATCCTATCAAGGTTATTATTGCCGCTCTCCTTGCCCCTTGTCCAACTTTTTCAACTTCAAGATATAGCTTTTTCTTTAATTTATTTTCGACTGTAACTTGCACATATCTTATCAATTCACTTACATCTTTAAAAGTGGCTTTCCCTTTATTGATAATAAAACCTGTATTCTTAGCCGATATTTCTGCTCCTCCAATTCTATGCCCGGACAGTTCAGCTTCTTTAATCCGTTTCCTAGCTTTTTTGGTTTTGAATATTGAGCCACTATTCGGGAAGTCTATAGGTTGAGTTGCTTTACGTTTTCTCGTATACAATCGCATCAAAGCCTTTATTTTCTCCACTTCACCATATATTAGTTTAAAAGTAACTTCAATTATTACAAGATTATTCTTATGGAAACAACTAGACCTATGAGAGAAGTTACAATCCGTCACCATGCTCTCATTTCCCTGTCTATCTATGGCTTTTACGCTTTCAACTACATTACATATCACCCCGGTAAAAGCTCCTACATTCATGTAAATAGCACCGCCTATAGTACCCGGGATTCCACAAGCAAATTCAAGACCGCTTAATCCTGCTTTTGCAACAAGTTTACATAAACTTGGCAACATAACTCCTGCTCCTACTGTAACTATGTTTCCATCAATTTTTATATTAGAACAAGCTTCAGTAAGTTTTATTACTGGATTTCTTATTCCTTTGTCAGAAACGATTATGTTTGAACCATTACCCAAGATAAAACTATTTTCAGTTATCGCTTCTTTTAATTCATCAATAGATGAAGGTATTAAAATCTTATCAATTATGCCGCCAACTTTCATGGTAGTATATTTTTTTGCATCTTCATTCATTAATATTTTCATTAAAAACACTCCCTTATTATAAATCGTTTACGTTTAATGCTTTATCATCAATGTAAATATCAGCACAAACCTTTCTGCTTGCAAAGCCTTTAAATTCCGGTAATAAATATTCATTAACATAATCAATAGGAATACCTTTCTTTTTGCACCAATTAACTGCTTCTGTAAGATATGCCCTCTCTTTTAAATCTTCCCTGCAAGTCCATAAGACAATTATAGCTCCAAGACCTTTCGACTTTTGGATATAGTCAATAACTTTTTGGTGTTTATACTTTATCTCTCCAATTTCCGGGAACTTATGCTCACACAAGGTTCCATCAAAATCTACTGCAATTATCATCTTTACTCCTTTCCAAACATTTTAATCACCGATTTATTAGCAAGTTTTATAACTTTGTCTGGTTCTTTGTCCGTATCTACTGTTGTTGTCAACCTTGCAATAAGTGCCATTGCTAACTTTCCTTCTGGTAAATCAGTATTAATTTGGCTTAAACTTTCAATCATAATTTCCTCCTTAAATAAACGTGTTGTCAATTTTTAAGATTTTCCGAATAAACTTGTTTGAAAAAAGGTCCATCAACATACGTCTTGTGTCTTCTAATATAATTCTTACACTTGCACTATCTGCATATTCCTTTTCGTCTAACTCTTTTATCAAGTAATAATCAAAATCCTCATAAGTAAACCCTAATGTATTATCTTGAAACTTATTCCAACTGGTTTTATTTATGAAGTGAATAAATACTTCTTTCCAATCCTTTTTGCTTGTAAGAATACAAAGATAAATGCCCCTTGACTTTTCCTCTCTGACACTTTGAACTGCGTTTAAATGGCACTTATAATTATATAATAATTTCCCCAAGACAAACCTGTTTTCATCTAGTTTTTGATAATTGATTGAAACATACTGCACTATTTTCTTTTTGATTGCTAAAATATATTTGGCTCTCGTTTCAGTGTTCTCCTTTCTTAATGTGCTCTTTTGATTTGTTCTCTTGCATATCTTCTTCTTAAAAATGGGTTATCCTTTAGATGTTGCCTTTGTGCTTTTTGCCATTCTAAAACTTTACTATGTGCTTTCCTTCCTGCTGTTTTATCAAGAGTAACGGTTTCTCTCCGTTTCCAATCTCTTATATTCTTTTCTATTTGTCTTTGCCTTTGGCTTGCTTTATAAGTTATATCCTGTGCTTTTAACCGTCCTTTTTCATCAATTAGATTCTGCACGTTTGGGTCAACATTAACTTCCTGCTTCGGAGATAACCCAATAAAATAAGGAGAAATATCATGGGCACAATTTGGATGAAATAAGCCTCCACTTATGGCATCATTTAAACTTGGGTATCTATCACTCTTTCCAGATTGGCTTAGGATTCTACCTTCCCAAGGCGAACATAATTGGCATGATGTAAAATGTGCGGATACTCTAACTAAATCATAACCATATTCCTCATACCTGTTTAAGCTTGCCTGTACTGCGGAATGCCCGGATATTGTTCTTGCGGACATTTCAGCATACGCATCAAGGCTCATTTTTCTACCATTTGCATATGTTATCGATTGTAACCCTTTTTCAGCATACTCGTTTAACATTGCTTGAGAAAATGCCCTTCTAGTGAATATATCAGATTCCCGGAACATAGTTTCTCCTGCTTTTACTGCAACATCCCGATATAAATCTTTTGTTACTCTTAACACCTGTAAGCTTGTTCCTTCAAAAGATTTGTATGCCGCATCTCTAAATACATTGAATTGCGTTAAATGGTTAGGTATATCCTTAAACCTTGCTTTCAAGGTTGAACCGATAGGAGCTGAAAACACTAAAGGGTCTGTACTATTTGCAAGAGGAACTGCGTTTGAGATATTTTGTGTAGGCTTCCTTATATTTACTCCAGCTTTCCTTAAAATTCCAAGTTCTTGCTCTGTGTATTGAACTCCACTTAGGTATGCTGTTGCAAGGTCATTATCTGCCCATGCTTTCCATTTTTTGTTCCAGACAGAAAGAACTGTGTTTATCTTTTTAGTGTAAGGTAAACTTGCCTGTATGATAGCTTCAGGATTTGCAATTGCTATTTTATTAAGTTTTACAAGCTCATTTCCAACATCTAAGACAACATCTTCTGCCGCTAATACTAATGGACTTGCTAGGCTTTCATAAGTTCCCGGGTTTATCATTTTTCAATTCCTCATTCCTTTTCTCAATACTTTCCCATAGTCTTACTTTGGTTATTTTTATAAAACAATTCCCTTCTTCAATAAATCTGTTTGCTTTGTACATGCCTTTTGCATCTTTTTTCTCTACTGCAACAACTAATATTTCAATCCCTCTCTTATATATTTTAATAGCTTCAAATAAGTATTTATGAGCTTCCTCATATATGCTTGGAGATATGATATATTTGATATTTCTATAGCAATTATATAAAGTATCACTTATTTTAGAATAATCAAGGTTTCCTGATGTTGCAATTTCTTCCATTGAATTTAAAGCATTTGCTATAGAGGTTGTAAGCTTCCCTGTTTCAAGTCTGTACTCATATTCAATTTTCGTTTCCCATTTAAACATTTTGTTATTCATCTGTTACCTCCGTTTTATTAGTATTCTCAAAAGGCAGGTCATTTATCCCCTGTTCTTTTAAAATTTTATCAACTTCTTCTTCAATGGCTGTTTCTTCCCATTCTGGATTAAGCCTTTTTACTTTTGAATAAGTGGATACGGTTTTTGCTTGCTCCAAATTCCTTATAGTTTCAGAAACATCTTTCGGGTCAATTATGATACTATCTTCAAGCGTGATTGTTACTTCTTGTGGCTTGTAAGACGTAGATAAATTGCTTTGGATATCCATCTGTTGCATTTGCATAAATAAAGAAGCTAATGCCGGTTGCCAGTATCTTCCCTTTTTCTCTCTTGTAAGCAAGCTTTTTCTTTCTCTGATTCTTAAAGCAGTCCCTGATTCTGCCTTACCGTCAATATTAAGCCCAAAGGTTTGTGCTGAGTAGCCACTTTGTGTAACTATCTGAGTAAATAAAGATTCACAAGCCTTTAAGTGTTGCTCAACTCTGATGTCAAATTGTACTTGCTCAATAGGTTTTATGCTTTCTCCTCCTAAACGCCAAGGGGCTAACTTTAATTTAACGAACGCTTTTTGAAACTTATTAAACTTAGAATTTATATCCAATATTTCTTGGTCAATAAGCACTTGTGCCAAACCCATCTCAATGTCACGAATTAAACTTGACCATGTAAAGTCAAGACTATCCATCAATGAAATAACGCTATCAAAATCGTTTATTCCCATAGGTGAGTTTGGGTCTAGTCTGTTAGGTCGCATATTTGGAACGTAAACACAACCAAGTCCTTCCATCTTGTACCTTATATCTTCGAGTTTAAGATATTTTGTTTCTTCGATTGATTCCATATCTACTTCTCTACCAATCTTTACTTTTGTTCCTCTATATAATCTATACTCAATTAAAAGGTATCCGTTATCTCTGCTTCTATTCTCGAACAATCTCCACACTCTTTCGCCACCTTGCGTTTCTTTCACAACCCTATAAAATAAAACCTCTGACAGTCTATCTCTCCAAAAAGTAGGAAAAGCCTGCGAAGGCAAGATGCAAGTCAATATGGGAATCTTAACTAAATCAGGCTCTATGTCAAGTTTTAAGAAAACACCGCTTAATGCGGCGGCAAGTTCTGCGGCTTCAAGCAGTTTTTGTAATAATCCATTTTCCTTTATAAACATTGAAATTCTATCTCCACTATTTTTTGCCGCCTCATCATATTCGATTTTAGGCATCTCTGCAAATAGGAGATTTGAACTCGTTGCCGCAATATCTCCTGCCGCTGGGATATGTACTCCTGTTTGCCTTTCTTCCTTTTCAAGCCTTGCCCAGAATCTACCTGTTTCGGTATCTGGATAAAGGTCTATAGAAGAATATAACTCTAATAATTGCTGTGGGTCACCTGAATACCATGCTTCCCATTCTCTCCACTTCCTAAACCAATATGCCCAATTTTCTGGAGGGAAACTACTTCCTGCTTCTATAAATGCCACTTGAACCAACTCCTTATTATTTCTTTTCGTCTACTAATAAATGCGACTTTGAAGCCGCCCATGCCGTTAATGCATCTGCCGTATGGTCTTCTACCTTATCAACAACTTCGTGTTCCGCATTTTTGTAATGATATTTCTGTAACTCTTTTCTAAACTCTAAATCTGAAAAGCCTATCATCTTTTTGTCAAATAAAAATCTTACAACATCAATTCCTTTTCCTTTCCATTTACCAAAAGCAACTGGGATAATCTCTGTTGCAATCCTTCTCTGCCTAAATATCTTTTGTAGGGTTATGTTAGAATCCTTTGGAGATATGTCAGTATAAAGCGTTGTTACCTTACTTTTTATACATTCATCTGCAATCGCTTCACATCTATCTGTTAATTCAATATATTCCCATCTTAAGGTTTTAGGTACTGAAAATCGTTCTTTCATATCCTGTATTATATGTAATACTGTGCAAGTATAACCCCAATCAATGCCTCCCTGTGTCTTTAACTTTAGATTGACTTCATCATTCTTCCCTCGTTCATATGCTTGTCTTACAAGTTCAAAGTCATAAATCGATTCTCCAATTGTTGGTCTTTTCAGTAAATACTCTGCATCCCACATAGCTTCTGTAGTTATTTTCTTCTTTCTTGCTATCTCGTCATTCTTCCAGAAACCTCTAGGTTCTCGGACTTCTTCAACACACCATCTATAAACTTTTACTCCTCTTTTATCTACATCATCAACTAATTCACTCATTAATCCAAACGCATTATGTAAAGTTGAGCTTGCTAATGTCTGTTCTGGTATTCCATAGTTAGCTTTTGGCTGTCCTAGTGCCGCATCAAAGAGCGGTTTTGCCATTTCATCCACTTCATCAAGTCTTAATCTTTGTGGATGGGGTCCTCTTACTGATTTTTGAGAAGCCGCCAATGCTTGAACCCATGAACCATTTGTTAGTCTATATCCATGCCCTGCAACTTGTCTTGTTATTAACATCTGTATTGGAGCTTTCGGCATCTGCCAAAATATACGGAGATAATTAATACATCTTTGTGACTGGTCCATAGAACCACCTAAAACAGTAGTCCCACAATTCTCTTTAAATACACTTTCCAGATAACTTAATACTGCAAGATTATGAGTTTTCCCTGACCCTCTCATGGCTAACCATACCGGGAACGCATCTATATCTACATCTGCATAAGCATCCCAAATTGCATCTAATGGTGACATATGTCCTTCACAAAAAGCAGGATGAGGAAGTATTGTTCCTAGTACCACCGCACAATATACAGCAAGATGTTCCTTGCTTCTAGGAGCAGTTCCTTCAAATGTACTACTGTTGTAATCTTTGACGCATAATTTGTTTTTAGGAATGGTTAATGTACTCAATTTTATTGCTCCTTCTGCCGCTGTTTTTCATTTATCTTTGAGATTATATCTTCTGCTTCATCTTCTTTATCTGCTTCTTTTGTCTTCCCATCTTCTTCTTTTACTTTAACTTCTGGATATAATTCATTGTATGCATTTTCAATCTTCTTTTCAGTAAACTTATGCTCCTCTGTTGCTTCGCTTCTATCTGTTGCTTCTCCCATAAGTAGTAAGTCAAGTTTTATTAACTTCTCTAAATCGCTTACCTCCATAATTAAAGATAACTTGTCATTCGCTTTTAACCTTTCAACAAACCTAGAAACTAATACATTGACAATTTTCCTGTAGTTTGCCTTTTCATTTACTACTGCTTTCTTTGTTTTTTCTTCAAGCTTTTTACCTATCTCAATATCTCTTTGAACAACACGTTCTGCCCAATTGAAACTTTGCGACCATTTCTTTATAGAGGTTTCAGAAACGGAGAATTCTTTTGCAACTTTAGAGTAACTCCGTTTATCTCCTATTAAATAATAATATTCAAATGCTTCTTTGTGTCTCAATGTTTCCTGTTTTATACTTTTCATAATCTCACAACCTTAAAATAAAAGCGGCTTTGCTATACTCTGAATTCCCTTTTGAGAGCATATCCAAAAAAGCACTTCTAGATATATCCGACAACCTGAAAACTTCTTCTTTGCTCATTCCAAGCTGTTTCCCTATAACTTCAACTGGGGTTCCATCCCTTATAAGTTTCTGTATAATCTTTTTCATTGGTTCTAATAAGTGAACGCCTCTTGCCCTGTTATGAGTTATAGTCCCATAAATATCTTCGCTTTCATCTTCATGCGAAACAATCACAACTGGAATCTTATTTTTAAGCTTACTCTTTAAAGGTTCCCTTCCTGATAAAAGCCATCTATGAAAGCCATCAATGATAGTTCCGTCTGGCCTTATAACAATTGGCATTGTCCACCCATTAGATAAAATTGATGAAAGTAATAATTTTAAGTTTTCCTCACTTACTTTATTTGGATTATAGTCATTCGCTTTCAAAGTATCTCTATCTACTATTTTGACATTGCTTACTGGTTTTAAAATATCAATGTTTTCCATTCTTAATCTCCCCTTCTTTCAATTTATTTGTATAAGCAACTTGAAACTTATTTGTCATTGACCTTGCTTTCCTTGACTTACTATCTCCGGTTATCAATGAATCATAAACCAACTCCCAAAGGCTTGTTTTCGTCTCTAGTACAAACCAATATTTTAGAACTATCTTTTTAAGTAAAAGAGCATTCGACCTTAAATTTGTTGTTTTTAGATGCTTATTTACATTACTAAAAATTTCTAGAGTTTTCTTTCTCCAATCTATGTCTTTGTCTTCTTGTTCCTTCCTCCCTTTTGAGTGTTTACCAAACATTTCAGAATCCCAATACAATAAAACGAGATATGCGTTTGGTTCACGTTTTAAAATTCTTTCCATTAAA